GTCAATATTGGAACCGCACACACAACAACAATCTCTAGGATTAACCCTGCAATCAAAGTTCAAAAAAATCAGAATTTGAAATTTAATCTTTCTGATAATTCTTTGTCGTTTACTAATGCTGGTGCTAGATTTGCAGCATTTGATATGTTTATCTACAGTGATTTGTCATATGCAAATAAATTCTGGGTTGCACCAAATTCTGATTCATTTGAAGTTACTAAATCTGGAACTGTTGGTATTGATACCGACGCAAACTTAACTCTTTATGTTAGTGATAATATTCCAACTAATCTTTGGTATAACTTTGAGACTGATAATATTGACATCAATCTTCCTGTAAAGGTAAGAAGGTATACTGACACTTCAGTTTATAATAATAACCAAATTAATATTACTGATAATAAATTTGATGGTAGTTATAGTGTTGTAGGTGTAACATCTATGACTTTCGACTATAACATACCTTATAATAGAGATACTACTAATTTGTATGATCCAACCAATGCAATTCTTAGTTACACTACGAATTCCTCTAATACAGTTGGTCCTATTTCGAGATTGACCATTTTGAATGGTGGTAGAGGTTACAGATCTCTTCCTGGATTTACTTCTGTAAGAAGTTCTACTGGTACTGGCGCTCTACTACAACCATCAAGTACTACGATTGGTAATATTATATCAACAAAAGTTAACTATATTGGTTTTGGTTACCCATCTGATACAACTCTGAATGCTTCTGGCAATTTACCAGAGATTTTGAGAATTGAACCTTTGGCATCATTCGATTCCATTGGTATTAGTTCTGCTGGTTTGAATTATTATGAGGCACCTGAACTTGTTGTAGTTGATGGAGCATCAAAACTACAAATAACTGATGTAAAATTGGATTATGATTTAGATGACACTGAAGTTACTATTGTAGAAAACACTATCTCACTGAACAATGTCACTCCAGAAATTATTCCTATCAATAATTCGAATGGATTTGGTATTAGTTCTATTAGTTACAATTCTGTATCAAAAATTGTAAGACTATCACTATCTAAACAGTTTAGTGATCCTCAAGACTGGCCATTTAAGGTTGGTGAGACAGTAATTGTTGAAAATATTGCGATTGGTTTTAATACTACAGGAAAAGGTTATAATTCAGAGAATTATGATTATGCATTATTCACTCTAACTGCAACTGATAGTAATCTTGGTGGATCTGGTTCTTATGTTGAATACGATCTTTCAGATTATCTTGGTGATGGAGAATTTCCTGGTGAAATAACAACTTTTGCCGCAGCAAAAGTAACTCCAAAGACATATTTCCCAATCTTCGATATTAAACTCAAAATTTCCGATTTCTTTGATGGAGAAAAGGTTTCGAATGATGATAGTGTAGGTATAGTGGAGAGATGGGATCCGGTTAGTGAGTATTTGTTCGTTTCTACTAATTCAGATTTCGAAGTTGGTAGTATTATTGAGTCCGAAACCTCTCAAATCAAGTCTAGAGTTAAATCTAAGATAGATTTTAACTCAACTATCGGTATTGGTGCAGGAACAACATTTATTGACGGTTGGCAATCAAATTCTGGTTTCCTGAACGACAATTTGCAAGTCATTCCCAACAATGAGTACTATCAGAACTTCTCATATTCACTCAAATCTAGAATTCCTTATAAGACTTGGGATGACCCAGTAAGTTCTCTTAATCATACTGCCGGTTTTGATAAATTTGCAGATTTGGTCATTGATAACAATGCTTCTAGTAATACATCACCGCAAGAAGTAACTATCGATACGGTAGTTGATCTTATCGGTGAGGGTAATCTATATTGTTTCCCAGATTTTGATGGTGCAACAGAAACTACTATCGATGTTATCAATGGTAAGACTGTATCCGACCAAATTATATTCGAAAATCGAATTTTACTAGATTACTTCGAATCTAGAGGAAATAGAGTATTAGAACTGGATGATCTTAGCAGTCAATTTAACAGTAATCCAAGAGATACAAGATATTCTATTGTAGACTTCTTTGACAACAAATTCTACTTCAATAAGTTCTTTACTTTGGTTCAGGATAGAGAAGTTAGAAACAGAAAACAGTCTAGTATTGTTTCTGTTGCACAAGATGGAACTAGAGGTTTTGTTAATCAGTATGGTACTTTAGACACTGCAATGTCTTTGGGTTATTTTGACTATATTGGTGCAGGAACTAGTACATGGGGCCTAACCTTCTATCCAACTCTGTTTAAGTACAATAATTACGATATTTCTTACTTCACCTTCAGTGGATTGAATGATGTAACTGGAATTGGAACTCAACAAATTGGTAATGTAGTTAAAATTTCTACTGCAAGTACTAATGTATCTGTTGCAACCACTACCAATCTGGTATCAATTTCTTCTACTTACAGAGCTGCAAAACTTCTTATTCAAATGGAAGATGCAGAAAATAACTACTATGGTAACGAACTTAACATCCTTCACGATGGAACAAATGTAACTACTCTTCAATATGGTGCAATTGATAATAAGGTTGGTCTTGCAGGTCTACCAAGTTCTGGATTTGGAACATATAATGCATACATTTCTGGTGGACTCGTAAAAGTTGATATTATTCCGACTGTAGGAACTGCAGTTACTGCAAATGTGAGTGTTGTCTCTATTGCAGACAATAGTGCTTCTGGAGTTTCTACATCGAATCTTGTAGTTACTAACCTATCGTCTTATTCTAAGTCTATTGCTTCTTCAGGAACCCCTGTTGAAAATATTGTTGCTTCTTACTCATCTCCATTCAATTCTGAATACTTTATTGTATCGGTAGAGGACACTACAAACAATGAGTATGAGATGTTTGAGGTAAATGTCCTTGATAATGATACTGTAAACAGAATTGTAAAATATGGTGATATTAGAACTAATGTAGGTCTTGGAACAGTTGGTGTTACGAATAGTAGTACCGAAACTCATCTTGTATATACACCAAATCCGAATATCAATGTTGAAATAAGAGCATTTGGTATTTCTCTTAAGAATTTCAACAATATTGTTGGTATTTCTTCAATTGACCTCGATAATAACATTCTATTCTCCGAATACGGAACTTACACTGGTACAGAGTTCGATAAAAAGACTTCATTCAAGTTACAATCGAATAATCTAGATGTATTCCAAAGAAGTTTTGTTGGGAACAGTACTTCTGTAGTTAATACTACGAGTAATCAAGTTACTTTGGAAGACCACTTCTTCGTAACCGGCGAGAAAGTTACTTATGATTATGAAAATTCGATTCTATCAACTGCAAACGCTATTGGGATCGGAACTACAAGTGTAGCTGGTGTATCCACTGATAAACTTCCATCTACTCTTTATATTGTCAAATATAGTGAAAAGTCTGTAGGGTTTGCAAAAAGTGCAGCAGATGCTCTGAGTACAGTTCCTATTGTATTTGATCTGAACTCTGTTGGTATTGGAACATTCCATAAAATTACCGCAACTAATCAAAATGCTAGAGCATTGTTGGCAATTGATAATATGATTCAGTCCCCAGTAACTGAAGTGAATATTGAAACACAGTTGTCTGAAAGTATTGTATTTGATGTAGATTTTGATGTTGTTGGGGTCACATCGTTTAGAGCAAATGATTTGCTTAAGATTGATGATGAGATTATGCTTGTTCAGAACACGGGAGTTTCTTCTGAGAATAGTCTCAAAGTTCTACGAGCACAGATGGGAACACAAGTTGCCTCACATAATATAGGAACTTCAGTCAATTTACTTGGTGGTAACTATAATATTGTCGATAATACGGTTCACTTTGCTTCTGCACCATTTGGAGCCACTCCAATTGGAACTACTACAGCAGGACCTGACAATGTAGATTGGGTTGGTGTTACCACATACTCAAGTTTCCAAGGTAGAACCTTCATGAGAAGTGGTATTCTTAATGATGACCTTGACACCTATGCAACTAACTATACCTTTGATAATATTCAAAGTGGATTTAATGGTCAAAGAAAAGTATTTACTTTGACTCAAAACGGTGAAAACTTAGTTGGATTTGCAACTAATCAGGCAATCATATTAAATTCAAATATTCTTCAAGAACCACTAGGTGGTCAGATAACATCTGGTGACTATAGTTTCCTTGAAGTTGCGGGTGTTACAAGTATCACATATCTTGGTGATAGTGTTTCATCTGAAGAAGATCCTAATAAAGCATCAATTCCTAGAGGAGGAACACTTATTTCTGTTGGTTCTACTCCAGGTTTTGGTTTCCAACCATTAGTTGGTGCTGGTGCTTCAGTATTCGTTAACTCTGGTGGTACAATCAACTCGATTAGTATTGGCAATAGTGGTTCTGGTTATAGAACTGGTATTCAAACCAATGTAGGTGTTGGTATTATCACATCTTCTACTGGAGATGTTAGAGTTATCGGTATTGGTACTGCAAATATTGTAGATGGTCATGTAGATAGTATTGACCTTTATAACCTAGGTTCTAATCTTGACTTCAACAATCCACCCGTTGTTGTTATAGACAAACCTCTTGGATACTCAAATATTCCTTTAGTCTATAGTTCTAATTCTGCATCTGGAGTTGGTACTGGTGCAAGAGTTGATATTGTTGTTGGACAAGGTTCTAGTGTTATCAATTTTGATATCGTAAGTGGTGGTTTTGGATATAATGTTGGTGATAAACTCAATATTGCTATTGGTGGTACAACAGGCGTTAAGACTGACTCAAGTCTTCCATTCATTCCGTTTGAATTAAGTGTCACTGATGTATATCGAGATACTTTTAACGGGTTTACTGTTGGTGAACTTGATGTATTTGATAGTATTAATGAGTTGTTTGACGGGTTGGCTACAAAATTCCCTCTTACGATTTCAAATCTACAATTTGCAATTGAATCTAAGAAAGGTTCAAACATCAATCTTGCTCAAGCACTAATCATAACAATCAATGATGTTTTACAGGTTCCTGAAGTTTCATATACATTTACTGGTGGTGGTTATGTAGAGTTTACAGAACCTCCTAAGAAGGGTGACACTTGTAAAATTATCTTCTACAAGGGTACCCCGGAGGTTGATGTTGTGTTTGTTGACATTCTCGAAACCGTTAAAATTGGTGATACATTACAACTGAAGAATGACATTGCAAAAGGTCAAACTTTTGGTCTATATCAAGACCCAAGAGTAGTGACAGGTATTACCACTCTGGATACTGTAACCACTCTTGCTTACAACGGTCCTGGTGTTACTACGAATACTGCTCTTGTAAGACCTGTTACTTGGTGTAAACAAACTGATGATATTACAATCAATGGCGACTTTGTAACCAAGGATAGAGTTGACCAGGAACCTTATATCTATCCTGCAGCATATCTAACAGCCTATGTTGGTTTCACTAGTAACTATGGTTATGTTGATAGTATTAGACCGTTGTTTAACTCTAGAAGTGAAACAAATCTTCTAGATTATCAAGATAAAATTGTAATTATAGACCAGGGAACTATCGATGTTGCAACTGCTACTGCATCTACTGGTGCTGGTGGAATAATCACATCATTTACTGTAAGTAATGTTGGTGCAGGTTATTCTTATCTAACAAATCCTATAGTATCAGTTTCTTTGCCAGATGAACTCAATGGTACCAGAGCGACAGGTATTGCTTCAGTAACCGGTGATGGTGTAATATCGATTTCTGTATCTAATGCAGGAACAGGATACACTCAGGCACCTACTGTTCTTATTCAACAACCTTCTGTCAGAAGAGAGAAGATTGGAGTTACCTCATACTTTGGTGATTATGGTAATATCGTTGGTTATGCACATTCGGGTATCAATACTGCGTTTATTGAACTACACATCCCAGAAGATTCTTACATGAGAGATGCATCTATTGCAGGTGTTGCCGTTACGGTCAGTCAATTGATTCCTGGTGATTTCTTCATCGTCAATGACTCGAATGTGGGTATATTTACTGATAATAACTTTGATGGAATATATTATGTCAAGAATGCGGAAAATGTAACCAAGAATCTTTCGAGTATTGGTCTCGGTGTCACTGTTGTTCGAAGAATTGAGTTTACAAGTCAAGGATATTCTTCTGGTTCTGGTACATTTGATAACTCTCGTATTTTCGGTGAATACACATGGGGTAAACTGCAGTTCATAAACAGAGTTCCTGCAACTGCTCTAGAGTTCTTCCCTGAAGGTTATAGTGGATTATCATCATCACCTCTTGTACAAAGATTTGAACCTTTGAAATTCAATAATTATAATGTTTAGATAAATACAAACATAGAAAAGGATTCTGTATAGAAGATGGCATACCAAGGTATTAATACGGGTTCATCTCCCAATAGTGGAACAGGTGACTCACTTATTGAAGGTGCCGAAAAGATTAATAGTAATTTTGTTGAACTTTACAACATTGTTGGTAATGGGACAACCACCCTTGTTGGTATTGTAACTCAAATTACTGCAGGTACTAATGTAAGTGTTAGTACCGCATATGGTTCTGTCGAAATATCTGCACCTACACCGTCTCAGATAACCACTACAAACTTGAATGTAAGTGGTGTTTCTACACTAGGTGCAATTTCAGTAACCGGAGCAACATCAATAACTGGTGTTACCTCAATAACTGGAGCAACATCAATAACTGGTGTTACTTCAATAACCGGCTCGGTATTGATTTCTGGTATTACTACACTTGCGAGTAGTGGTGGTATTACTACAACTGGTGGTGACCTTTATGTTGGTGGTGATTTATATGTACTAGATGATGTTGTCTATGATGAAGTTACTGGTAGAAACCTGAACATTACTGGTGTTGGTACTGTAGCAATATTGGGAGTTAGTAGTACTTCAACATTGACTGGTGACGTAAGTATTGGTTCATCTCTAATTGTAAGTGGTGTTTCGACACTAACTGGTAATGTAAGTCTTGGTTCATCACTATTGATGACCGATGACAAACAATTTATATTGGGAGAACAATCAGAATTTACTATCTTCCATAATGACTCTGATGGAAATGTCATTAGGGCCAATGTTGCCAGTTTAAATATTAAGGCAGATACCCAAAACTACACTAGTGGTGCCGGAACAACCCAAATCATGGCGACCAATGTTGATGGTAACTATGGTATTGAATTCTACTATAACAATAACAAGAGACTTGAGACAAGACATGGTGGTGTTGACGTACTGGGTTACTTTAAAGTAACAGGTATTTCTACTCTCGGTATTGTCACCGGTGCAACATACTATGGTGACGGTTCAAATCTAACTGGAGTAGTCACATCTCTAACTGGTGCAGATGGTTCTGGTATGACAGGAGTTGTCACAACTCTTACCGGAGCTAATGGTTCAGTAATGACTGGTGTCGTTACATCAATTATTGCTGGTGCTAATATCACACTTACTGGTGGCCCAACAGGTATTGTTACTATTGCATCATCGGGTGGTGTAGGTGTAGGTACGACAAATGTAAGTACTAATTCATTGGTTGTATCTGGTATCTCTACTCTCGGTGTAGTGACTGGTGCAACATATTATGGTGATGCATCACTTATTGTTGATGGTAGATGGACTCTTGGAGCAAATGGTACTTCTGATTATACATTTACTGGTGTAGGTTTTACTCAAACAACTAATGATCCTGATCTCTATCTTGCACGAGGTAGGGTATATGAGTTTGTTAATAACATGGGTGCTCATCCATTTAGAATCCAGGGAACTCCTAATGGATCAGTTGGAACAGCATGGACTGATGGGGTAACAAATAATGATGCATCTAATGGAACTGTAGTATTCGAAGTTCCATTCAATTCTCCAAACACATTATATTATCAGTGTACGGCACATGCTGGAATGGGTGGAACATTCTTCATCTATCCAACTCTTAGATAACTCTATAAATAACAAAAAAGTCCGGTAAAAATGGCTGCGATAATTACAGATCAATTACGTATTTTGAATGCAAAGAATTTCGTGGATGATGTCCAGAATTCTTCAAATTCGTACTACGCCTGGATTGGTTTACCAGACCCTGCGGACTTCCAAAGTGACTGGGATTCAAATCCCCCAGCACCTAAAGATAGTCTAGATCAATCCAATGATTATTGGGATACGATGTTGGCTCTTAAGAGAATCAACTCTACTGATGTAAGTCAGGTTGTTAGAAAGATTGTATGGCAGTCTGGAACCACATATGATATGTGGAGAAATGATATTACGAGAGATAACCCATCTCTTCCATCCAACTCATATGACATTTATGATTCAAATTTCTATGTAATGAACAGTGAGTATAAAGTTTATATTTGTCTGTTCAATAATGCAAACCCCGAAAATAGTTATAGAGGTGGTCCATCACTAGACGAACCAAACTTTACTGACCTAGAGCCTAGAGAGGCTGGTAGTAGTGGTGATGGATATATTTGGAAGTATCTTTATACTATCAAACCAAACCAAATTATTAAATTTGATTCTACAAGTTACATTGCCGTACCAACTGATTGGAATACTAATGCATCTTATGCTCCAGTAAAAGAGAATGCTGCAAATAGTGGTGAAATTAAGATTGTAACTATTAGAAATCGTGGTGTTGGTATTGGAACTGCAAATGTTACTTACACCAGAGTACCTATTCTAGGTAATGGTAGAGGAGCAGAAGCTACGGTTGTTATTAATAATGATGCAAAGGTAGAATCCGTCACTGTTTCTAGAGGTGGTCATGGTTATACCTTCGGTACACTAGATTTGAAGAGTGGTGGCGTACCAAATGGAACAATTGCTCCAGTCTTTGATGTAATCATTCCTCCTCCTGGAGGTCATGGTGCTGATATTTACTCTGAACTGGGCGCATACAATGTTCTATCTTATGCAAGATTTGAGAATGATACCCAAAACCCTGACTTTATTACTGGTAACCAATTTGCCCGAGTAGGAATTGTAAAAAATCCAACAAATTATAATTCTTCGTCATTTCTTACCAAAGATAAGGCAAGTGCTCTGTATGCACTTAAATTGGTAGGTACTGGTTATAGTGAAGCAGTATTTGCTGCAGACTCCTTTGTAACTCAAACTGTTGGTCTTGGTTCTACTGCTGTAGGAAAAGTTATTTCTTATGACAATCAGACTGGTGTTCTGAAGTATTGGCAGGATAGAAGAACTTCTGGATTTAATACTGACGGAACAAAAAATACTGTTCCTGTCTATGGATTCAATCAATTAGAATTTACTGCATCACCAACTAATGGTGGTACTATTAATATTGTTCCTACTTCAGGTAATACATTGGCTATTGATGTCAACTTTACTGGCGTTTCCACGGCAATAAATAGTAGGACATACTACTTGGGTCAGGAATTCGCAAAAGGAGTATCGAACCCAGAATCACAAAAATATTCTGGCGATATCATTTATGTTGATAATAGACCTTCTGTTACCCGATCCTCTTCTCAGAAAGAAGATGTTAAAGTTATCTTGCAATTCTAAGAGATATGCCACAGGAAACTAATCTAAACGTCGCTCCTTATTTTGACGACTTTGATCCTAAACAAAATTATTATAAGATTCTTTTTAAACCTGGCTATCCAGTTCAGGCCAGAGAACTAACTGGTCTGCAGTCAATTCTTCAGAATCAAGTTGAAGATATGGGTAACCATTTCTTCAAAGAAGGTGCTAAGGTTATTCCTGGTGACTTGACTTATGTCAAAAACTTTTATGGGATTCAGATTGAACCCGAGTTTCTTGGTATACCCGTAAGCATATATCTCGATCAATTAGTTGGGACGATTATTAGTGGTCAATCGTCAAATGTAACTGCACGTGTTGTAACTTATATCAGTGAAGGTGAATCGGATAGAGGAACTTATACACTATATGTTAACTACGAAAACTCATCTTCCTCAGAAGATGTAAGTACTTTTATTAGTGGAGAAGTTTTAACCACAAGTACAAATATTAATTACGCATCGACTTTCATTGCATCTGGTGAAGGATTTTGTTCTACAATTCCTCAAAATGCTCCTGTTATCGGTTCGTCTTTCAACCTTTCACAAGGAATTTATTTCCTGAGAGGTTATTTTGTTGATGTTGCAACTCAAACTCTAATTCTTGACCAGTATAGCAATACTCCATCTTACCGAGTTGGTCTTGATATTATTGAAGAAGTTATTTCTTCTGATGTTGATCCATCGTTGAATGATAATGCACAAGGATTTAATAATTATACGGCACCAGGTGCAGATAGACTCAAGATAACCCCAGTATTAGCTAAAAAACCTCTCAATAATTTTGACGAAAGTAACTTTGTTCAACTTTCAGAAGTTAGTAATGGTATTCTGAGAACAATCAATAGAGATACTGAATATAACTTTATAGGTGACGAGTTTGCAAAAAGAACTTTTGACGAATCTGGTCATTATTATGTAAAAGAATTTGTTACTACTGTAAAAAACAGTCTGAACAATGAGGAAGGAAATAGAGGAATATACAATCCGGGACAAATCACTCAGTCTGGAAATACCCCTGACGATAATATCGGAGTCTATAAGATTTCTCCTGGTAAGGCATATGTCAGGGGTTACGAAGTAGAAACTATTATACCTTCATTAATTGACTTTGTAAAACCAAGAGCAACTAAGCAATTAAAAAATCAAGGTCTAAACTTTGGTTTTGGACCGACCATAGCACTCAACAGAGTCTATGGATCTCCATCTATTGGTATCAATACCACAAATACTTTGAGTCTTAGAAGTCGAAGAGTTGGTTCAAATCAAGAAACTGCACCAGGTAAAGAAATTGGTATTGCAAGAATTTACGACTTTGCACTTGAGTCTGGTTCTTATGACACAAATTTCCCTGACTTGAATATCTGGGATCTTTCACTCTTCGATGTTCAAACATATACAGACATTACTGTTAACGAACCAGTAACACTTAACACCTCCGCATATATTAAAGGAGAATCAAGTGGTGCAACAGGTTTCCTTAAGTATTCTGTAAGTGCAGGAACTGCAATCACTGCATATAGTGTTGAAGGTGATTTCTTCAAAGGTGAGAGACTCCTATTCAATGGAACACTTGATGATGCAAGATTCGTTACTGAGTCAACTAATTTCTCACTCTCAGATACTAAGTCAGTATTTGGTATCGTAGGAACTGGTAACACATTTACAGCAGATATTATTCAAACTCCGGTTTATGATATTGGTAACGCAACTTGTTCACCTCAGATTGCGAATTCTTCAAGAATTTCAATTCCAGTAGATCCCGGTTTCTCTTTTGTTGGTATTGTCACTGTTGGTAACCTTGTAAGGTTCTCTAGAACTAATCTTGATACTGCAACATTTGCAAGAGTAACAGGAGTTGGTAGAACCAATATTACAGTTAGTGGTGTAACAACAGTTAGTGGTATCTGTGATGGTGGTCTTCCTTCAGGAACTGAAACAGTTTCAAATGTACAAATAATCAGTACCAAAGCTCAACGTAATGCTGGTTCTGGTAATATTACTGATAATGAATCACTGTACAGTGCATTCCCAAAAGCCAATGTTGCATCTGTAGATCTAATTGATTCTGAGATTGTTATTAGAAGACAGTATAACACAAATATTACAACCAACTCTACTCCTGTAATTAATGCTGGAGATAATGAGATATTCTTACCTTTCGATGAGGAAAGATATACTCTAATCAGATCAAATGGTCAGACTGAAGTACTTACTGAAGATAGGTTTGTATTTACTAATTCGTTCAAGTCTGTTCAAATTACTGGTCTAGGTGCTGATGATGTTAACACCAAACTCATAACTACGATTCAGAAGAGTAATGTCACATCTAAAACTAAACTGAATTCTGTTTCTAATAGTATTATTATTGACAAGTCAAGTTCATCTGCTTCTGGTATTGGTTCTACAACTCTACAAGATGGACTAGTTTCTGGAAATTACCCCTTTG